ACAAGCACCAAGTCTTACCCAGATCTTTCTGCTTGGAACGGTCAAACATTTGTAATTAATAATCAGACTATTACACTAAGTGGAGTAACTCAAGTTGCTTTGGCCAATTCTATTAACGCAGTTGGTTATACACGCGGTTTTGGTGCTAGAGTTAATGCTAGCGGCTACTTAGACCTGTATGCAGATGCAACAGCAAAATCCAATGGAACAACTCCAGACGGTAAACTAGCCGTTAACGGTAATGGTACAGGTGGTACTGCTATGTTAACTGCTCTTGGTCTTGACGGTTTACCTGCGGCATGTGCCCCAGTTAGATTGTTCCAAGGCTCACATACAAAGCACCCAGATTACGGACTAAACCCAAGTGGTTCTGTTTATGTTAAAACAACAGCACCAAATGCAGGTGCTAACTGGTCAGTTAAAGTTTATAGTGCTTCATCTGGTGCATTTACAGGAGTAACTGCTCCTATATATGCAGACGGACAAACGGCTCTTAATTCTATTACCAGCCCTGCCGTAGGAACTGTTTTTGTTAAACAAAATTACGATCAAGGTACAGGCGTATGGAGTACAACTTCGAACAATACGCAATATGCCGCGTTTGAAATCTTACGTAAAACAGGAACAGGCCCAACAACAGTTTTATCTACAGCAACTACTGAAGTTGTTACAACATCATCAAGTTTCAACATCATTGAAGGACTAAAAACTTCAACAGGTGGTGTTGCTAACTACAGCAGTGCAGTAACAATCAGTTTAGCAGTAGGTGACTCGTTAGATGTAATTATCAGCAAGATCAATGCCGCTGGCCTAACTTATGTTTCAGCAGTTCCTGCAACATATAACGGTGACGGCGATGCAACTAGTATTTCTATTGAACACTCAGCGGGTGGCGAGATTAAATTCTTAGATGGATTAGCAACACCTTTAGCAACATTGCTACAATTAACTCCGTGGGCTAGAGATACTGACGGTATTGAAACTGGAACACAAAACTTCTATGCCGCAGGCGAGTATGAAGCCGATGGATACCAGTACTATGCAAGCAGTTGGAAACCATTGGTTTATCAACCAGACAACGGAGTTCCGTACACAGATCCAGCAGACGGTTCAGTATGGTACAGTTCTGTAGTTGACCAAGTTGATGTATTATATCACAACGGCGATACATGGGTTAGTTACCTAGACGCTGATGCGTTCCCAACATCAGACCCATCAGGTCCACAAGTAGCCGCAGTTGCGCCTACAACACAAAGCGATGGTACTCCATTAGTCAACGGTGATATTTGGATTGACACGTCAGACATTGATATGTACGGTAAAAATGTATATGTCTACAACGGAACTACACTAAAGTGGGTAGCACAAGACACAGCAGATCAAACAACACCAAACGGTTGGTTGTTTGCTGATGCACGTTGGTCAGACATGGGAACAGATGGTCCTACAGTTAGCACATCAATTAAAACATTGTTGTCTAGCAACTACGTAGACCCAGATGCTCCAGATCCAGCACTATATCCAAAAGGTATGCGTCTATGGAACACACGTCGTTCAGGATTTAATGTTAAGAAATACGAGTCTAGTTTCCTTAACATCAACGCCAACGATGGTACAAACACACGTTACGAAGACGAAGTTATGAACGGTGCAAACGGTGGATTAACTTATGAAGCCGGACGTTGGGTAACAGTAAGTCCTAACAATGCTGACGGTACAGGTGCATTTGGTCACTACGCACAACGCGGATTTGTTGTTGCTGGTATGAAAGCACAGATTGATACTAACCAAGCAATCCGTGATACAGATACAGTTGTATTCAACCTAATTGCGGCACCTGGCTATCCAGAAGCAATTCAAAACATGATTGGATTCAATATTGATCGTGGTCAAACAGCGTTTATTGTTGGTGATACACCATTTAATTTGAAGCCAACAGGTACAGATTTACAAGCCTGGGGTCTAAACACAAATGGTGCTTTCGACAACAACGAAATTGGTGCTGTAAGTTACGACAACTACATGGCTATGTATTACCCAAGTGGTTATACAAACGACAATACAGGCAACTATATTGTTGTTCCTCCAAGCCACATGATGTTACGTACAATGGCATTGAATGATCAACAAAGTTACGAATGGTTTGCACCAGCAGGTACACGCCGTGGTAATATTACCAACGCAACATCAGTTGGTTACGTTATGGATGGCGAGTTCAAGAGCACTGCTCTTCCAAACAGCCTACGTGATGTACTAGCAAGTGTTAAGATTAACCCAATTGCTACACTAGTTGGTTCTGGAATTGTTGCACACGGACAATATACACGAGCCGCTAATGCTAGTTCTTTAGACAGAATTAACGTAGCACGTTTGGTATGTTACCTACGTAGACAATTAGATCGTTTAGTAAAACCATATTTGTTTGAGCCAAACGATAAAATTACTCGCAATGAGATTAAGGCATCTGCACAGAGTTTCTTGATCGAGTTAGTAAGTAAACGAGCAATTTACGACTTTGCGGTTGTATGCGATGAAAGCAACAATACACCAACAAGAATAGATCGTTCTGAACTTTGGTTAGATATTGCTATTGAGCCTGTTAAGGCAGTAGAATTCATCTACATACCATTGCGTTTGAAAAACACAGGCGCTATCAAAGCAGGCCTATAATATAAAGAACAAGGAGCAATAATATGGCAATCGCAAGTTTAAATAGATTTTCAGTTCCAACAGCAGGTGCAGGCTCATCACAAGGCCTGCTAATGCCAAAACTGAAATATCGTTTTAGAGTTTATTTTGAAAACTTTGGAACAGTTGGAAGTACTACTGAACTAACAAAGCAAGTAGTTACTGCGGCTCGCCCACAAGTTCAGTTTGAAAATCAAACTATTCACGTTTACAACAGTCAGATCAAATATGCTGGAAAACCAACATGGCAGTCAATGGCAATTAGTATCCGTGATGATGTTCAAAGCAATGTTACTAAACTAGTTGGCGAACAACTACAGAAACAATTTGACTTCTTTGAACAAGCAAGTGCGGCAGGCGGAATTGATTATAAATTCCAAACACGTCTTGAAATGTTAGACGGTGGCAACGGTACACACGAAGCCAAAGTACTAGAAACATGGTTAATTAGTGGTTGCTATTTACAAACTGTAAACTACAACGAACTAGCCTACGCTGAAAGCACTCCAATGGAGATTGCATTAACAATTGAATTTGATAATGCTATCCAAGTAGCCGCTGGCAGCGATAACGAACTAGCCGAACTAGCAGGCGCATTTGCAGTAGGTGCGGCTAACAAGAACGGTGGAACTTTACCTATCTAATCATTAGGTATAAAATAAAAAGGCCTGTAACAGGGCCTTTTTTTACGGCTAAATATTACTATGAGTAACATACTTAAAAGTTTTCTTACTGGAGTTTTTGGACCTGATTTAAAAAGTTATTCCCACGCCTCTAGGCTGTATGTAGACAACTATTATCAATATGCTCCAAAGAACGGATGGATTTACTATGTCATGTTTAACATCAATCCAGATATAACACTTCCACTAGTTCAAAGTTTTAGACAAAACAACCCAACTATTGGTGCATTAGTTAAGTCCGCTGACCTTCCTAAATTTAAGATGGCAACAGAAGTACTAAATCAGTACAACAAAAAAACGTATGTTCAAAGTAAAATAGAATACACTCCTGTTAGTTTAACAATGCACGACGATCATGATAATACAACAACTGCATTGTGGGAAGCATATTTTAGATATTACTTTGCCGACAACAGTGAACAATCAAAATCTTTTGTGTCAGGTCCAGATAAATTTAATGATTTAAAATATAGACCGCAGCCGTCGGAGGGATCTCGAGTTGACTACGGTATGAACAACGGAATAAAAACATATAAACCGTTCTTTAAAAGTATATCGTTATTTCAACTTAACAGACAACAATTTACTGGATTTAATTTAGTAAACCCTATAATAACTGATTGGTCTCACGATTCATTAAATCAATCCGAAGGTAAGTTATTAGAAAATAAAATGACTGTCGGATACGAAACAGTTCAATATGCAACAGGTAAGTTAAAGTCTAACAATATTAACAGCCCTGATGCATTCTTAGAATTAATTTATGATAAGACTCCTAGTCCTTCGGGCATTGGTGGTACTGGACTTCCAAATATATTTGGTGGCATTAAAGGAATTACTGACCTACTAGGTGGTGATGCGGCCAAGTCGGGATACATTGCCTACCCATTAGGTGGAGACGAAAACAGTGCCGTACCTGGCAGACCTAAACCAGCAACATCTATATTTGGACTCCTTAAAACAGTTGGAGGCAAAACAGGTTATGATATTGCTGGTGGATTGCTAAAGGGCGTAATTGGAGATAAGGTTGGCAAAGGGCTAAAAGGTTTAGGAATATCATCTAACATAGCCTCAAGAATTGCAGGCCCTGCAGGTAGCATAGGCACATCTTTATTATTAGGTGGCATTTCAAACGCACTAACTCCTACAAAGGCAGGACTTAATGGTAACAGAGCCGTTGTAAATCAAGTCGGCGCGGGCGCTATTGCCGCAGGTTCGGACTCTGCACAACGAGCCGCACAGGCACAACAGGAGCTTAATAATTCTCAAAACGGATCAACAAATGTAGATGCCGCTAACCAAGCAGTGGCTGATGCACAAACAAATATTGCGAACCTTGAAGATCAAATAGCAACTAACCAAGCAATAAAAGCACAATTTCAATCCGAGCTCGATGCCGCTGATGCGCTAGGAGATCCAGATCAAAAGGCCGCAGTACTAGCAAAATTAGCAGATGCTGGCTACACAGATCCAGATGCATTAGCAACTAATCTCATTCAAGCACAAGGGCAATTAACTAGAGCTCAAACACAATTAGAAACAGCAACCCAATTAGAATCTGATGCACAAACATCGTCAGAAGCAGAAGGCGAGAGTCCAGCACAGCAACCTCGTGTAAATCCGTTTGAAGGTGAAGATATTCCTGTTGACCCCGACGATGATGACGATGTAGAAGATCCTTACGAGGACAATGCAGATGCAGGAGATGATGCTGAATCAGTAGATTATGGACCTTAAAAATTATGTACAGCAACTTACCAATTACAAAAATAACGCCGCCTTCTACAACAACGGTACCTACGCAACTTAATAATAATGTGTTAGTAGCCATGATAGGTATACTAGAAACTAGAGGTTGGACATCAGATGCCGCCGAACATATTTCAATTGCTATTTTAACCCAAGCCAAAAAAGATGGATATAATGCCATGCAAATTTTAGAAACTATTAAAGGGCTTGAACAAACTGATCTTAGTGGGTTGGTTGCAGAAATACTCAATAACAACAGATATAAGACTAGCAATCTAGGAGTTATTCAAAGTGTAATTCCTGTTGACAATGTTAGACGCAACATTATAGCATGAGATCAACTGCCCGAGGAAAGTTTCTAATACGCAATCCCGACAAGTATGTAGGAGTCGGAGAACCAACTTATAGATCAAGTTGGGAAATGACCTTTATGATGTTTTGTGATAACAATCCATCAATACAACAATGGGCTAGTGAAAGCGTTAAGATACCTTATCAAGATCCACTTACAGGAAAACATACAGTATATGTTCCCGATTTCTTAATTGTCTACGTAGACAAGAACATGAAAAAACATGCAGAACTAATTGAGATCAAACCCAAGAATCAAGCCATGCTAGAATCTGTAGGGAAAAATCCCTATAATCAAGCACAGTACGTTAAGAATATGGCAAAATGGCAAGCGGCACAAGCATGGTGCAAGCGTATGGGACTTCGTTTTAGAGTCGTAAGTGAGGAAGATTTATTCCACACTGGTAAAAAACGATAAGTAATGTTATGACAAAAAAACTTGAAGAACTCTTTGATCTTCCTTCTACCGAGGGAGAACCTATTATTGAGCCCGTCGAAGTTACTGATCAGCCAGTTATTAGTTTAGAAGATAAACTAGAACAATTCGATAAAATTGCAGCCGCCCTGCCTAGAGTTAAAGGATTAGGCGATGTTAGCGATGCTGAGTTAGATAGCCTGGCTAATAAAGCGGAACAAGCATATGATGATCTAATGGACTTAGGCATGAATGTAGAAGCACGTTACGGTGCTCGTATGTTTGAAGTAGCCGCCCAGATGATGAATGCCGCAATTACTGCTAAATCTAACAAAATAGACAAAAAACTCAAGATGATTGACCTACAGATCAAGAAGTATGGTATTGATAAAAAGCAAGGAAATCAGGATCCCGAAGCAATTCAGGCAGAAGGATATCTAATTACAGACCGTAACAGCCTCCTTGAGAAACTGAAAAAGATGGATAAATAAATTACTATGAAATCACTCAAAGAATATATCACCGAATCAAAGAA